CGGTACTCGCTGTGCTTGGCCGTTATCTTCTTCACGTAGTCGATAGTCTCCTTGGAGTGACGGCCCGTGATAGAAGGCAACTGTGCGAGAACTGCTTCCGGGTCGCTGGTCCCAGCCTTCGCCATCGCCTTATCGATATTGCCCATGCCACCGTTGTAAGCAGCAAGCGCCAGAGGGATGTTTCCTTTGTAGCGCTTGGTAAGCTGTGCCAGATACTTGGCCCCGCCGTAGATACTCTGCTTCGGATCGTAACGGTCGGTGATGCCGAGGTCGCCCGCAGTGCCCGGCATGATCTGCATCAGACCCGCTGCACCCACAGGGGATGTTGCGGCCGCATTGCCACGGGACTCCTGCCATGTGACCGCGCGCAGCAACATAGGATCCACGTCGTGCTTGGCCCCAGCCTGCTCCATGAGTTCGGAGAAGTTGCTTAGTCGGCGCTCGGCGATGTCGTTCTGCGGCAGGTCTTTCAACACGCCTTGCCCTGCAACGTAGCCCGGTGCATTGGTGTAATCCAACTTGCCGACAGTTGCGGTGCGCGGAATCATGTTGTCACGCATTGCGCTGTACCCAGTACCGGGAGTGCTCATGCCTGATGTGATACCTGACGCATACGAGCCGACAGATGGATTGCCCCCACGCCCACCACCGAAGAGTCCGTCCCACCATGACGTTGGTTTGCGCTGGTCGGCCTCGGCAGCGTCTGCAATCTTCTTCAACTCCGGCGAGTCGAACTTCACCTTGATAGTGTTGTCGTCCTCAGGCTTCTTCACTTCGTCTTCACGCACGACGATGTCATACACCATCTCGCCAGCAGATGTGCCAGCTTCGTTGCCGAGCCAGCCGCCCGCCAGTGTACCGACTGCGCCACCGATAGCAGCACCGACGCCGGGAATGGGGATGAGCACTTGCCCAAGTGCGGCACCCAATGCACCTGCACCCATGCCGCCCAGCAATCCGCCGACCATGCCGCCACCAGTGCCTGAGTACGCTTTGTTCTTCTCGTCCTCAGTCATCGAGTCGTCAGAGCTAATGTCGTAGAGGTCTTTGGCAGCAAGCGCGGAAGCCAGCAGCATGTTCATCTTGCCACCTCCCTTCGCCATACGCTTGAAGAACCCCTCCTTCTTCGGCCCCTCGAGTCCGTCGGTCTTCACCTTGGGCTTGTCGTTCGCTGGCGTTTCGCGCTGCACGTCCGGCGACACGCTCTCAGGCACAGTAGTCTTGGGCTTGGCTTCGGTACGTTCCGGCACGTCTAGGTCGATACCTTCGTTGACCGATTGCGCACCTGCAAATCCGAGCGCCCCGGCAGCCGCGAGTGCGGTAGCGGCCGCAAACTTACCGCCCTTGCCCAGATAGTGCCATGCCTTGGAGCCGGACTCTTTGATTGCGGCCCCAGCACGCGACATACGGCCCGGACCCTTGCGCGTACGTGTGTTTCTGCGCCTGCGCCTGCGGTCGCCACCTAAGTCGCCCCCGCCCAACAGTGGGGTACTGCTGGAAGCGCCACCCCGCGCAGCCGCAGCCTCAGCCTCTTGTTGCTGCTCTCTCAGCGCAGCCATACGCGCACGCTCGCGGGCCTCTGCTCGCATGGTGCGCATCTGGTTCTTGTCCCAGTTCCACCACTTGGTCAGCACTTCGAGGATCTGTTGCAGGTAGTCGCTCTGACGGAACATCAACTCTTCGAACGTTGATTCAGACAGTGCGGTGAACACCTGCCTGTAGTTCTCATCGATGTCATCATCTATCGTATCAGTGCGCTCGATAGTTGAGGCTACGGTCTGCGCTTCCGTGGCTTCCACCACGCGCTCTTTGCGGCTGCGAGGTTTAGACTGGGCAGCGCGACGACTCTTGGTCCGCTTCGGCGCGCCGAGTAGGTCGGCATCTACCATCTCATCGACGGCAGCGGACATGTAAGCGTACTGTGCGGAGTTCATCTGCTACCTCTTGCTCTCGCGCAGTCTACGTTGCTTCTCAGCCTCTTTGAGATCCTTGATATAGCAGCCGTGGTGATACAGCAGCCGCTTGATGGGGGCGTCCTCCCCGATCTCTGCTTTGAAGAACGTAGACAGGTTAAACTGCATGTTGAGCATGGACATATCGGAGTAGACGCGCAGGTAACCGAAGATGTCCATGTCCCCAACCACGCGCTCAGTGTGCGGGCAGGAGGAACAGCGCAGGACGCGCTCAACACGGATCGTTGTGTGCATGTTCTTTTTGATCTCAGCGATTTCTGCAACCGTGAGGTCATCGACAATGTCGGTCAGCGGCCAGTCGCTCTTCACCCACCTCGCGCACTCGAGAAGGTCGGCCGGGTAGCCATCCCCCTCTGCACGTTCGGCCTCTATCAATGTCCGCACCGTGGGGTAGCACATACCCTCTGGCAACTTACGGCGCTTCTGGCGGACAATCTTGTAGTGGACATATTGAGTGTTGAGCGTACCGCACGTTGACGGAACGTACCTAGGGTCGTTGGGATCCTCGAACACGTAGTCGAAGTTGGGCGCACCTTCTTTGCCCCGAATCCAACGCGGGTTATGGCAGCGCCACTCTACCACGCGCGTGTCTTCGGTGTACGACACCTTGTCAAAGATGGCGAGAAGGTAACGAAGATCATCATCCTCTAAATCTAATAGAGGTCGGTCGCTGTACGCTTGCAGGACGTTGATGAGCATAGATGCCGAGCGATGGCGGACAGCAGCGAACAGCGGGGCCATGTGTTGGCACAACATCGGAGCGATGCCGACTTCCACATGACTACCGCTGGGGAATCCGCCGAATACGGTGTAAGCCTTATCCGCCAATGAACGTCTCCAATCCAATGCGCCACTCGATAGGCATGGTGCGGGCGCACTTGTTGCAATGCGCAATGCCTATGTTGCGCACACCGTGTTGGATGCCATTGTACCAACGCGATGCATCCATGAATTGCTTGGGAGTGAGTTCATCCAGATCGTACTCCTGCAAGCAGAGCGAGAGAATGTCGAACTTGTTGTCTACCGACAACGTGGCATCACGCATCAGCGCGGCAAGCGTCGGTGGCTTGATGAGTTCGAGACCCTCCGGCGCAGCGGCCTTGTCAACGTCGAGCATTGTTACTTCGATGTCGTCGATGGTCAGGAAGGATTCAGCACGGCCGCCGCATGCGTTGACGGCTTCCACAGTGGAGCCGAAAGGAAGGTCAGCATGGGAGAAGACATCGCCCCGCTGACCGTCACGTGAGAAGGAATAGATCGGCGAGGTGCACGCACCGTTGAGCGACATCGGCACGGTGGTTGCTCCCCACTGCATGGTAACGAGATGCCAGAGGTCGAAGATGGTCAGCCCTTCCATGAGGGCTACCCGATCACACGAATCTGGGTTGATGGATTCCTCGATCACTTCTGTGAACGCAAGCACGCGCTGCGTTGGGAGCAGCACCTTATCGTGTTGACGGTCGAGCGCTTGGCGCAGCATGCGCAGATGCCTGCCTCGGAACTCTTCCATCTCGAATGACTTGATTTCGCTAAAGTGGAGGCGCGATGCTAGGTTTTCAGAAGTGACGAGGATCATGTTATACCCATTTCCATACAAGTGATTCAGCACGCATCTGGACTTGACCCGGTTGGGTGTCGGCAGTACGTGCTAAGGATAGGCCCTCGTAAGACACAGGCCAGCAGTTGCGCACCGTTGCAGTGGCGATAGGCTTGCCCGTTGTGTCGAACAGGGTTATTGCAATGTTCTTCTTATACACTGACGGCAAGTGATAGCCGCCCGTGTAAGGGTTCTGCACCAAGTCGCGCCACGCTGTGAAGTAACGCAACCCGTGCAGGCGAGCGGTCTGAGCAATTTCCAGTGTGAACGAACCGGGATCGCTGGCGGAAGCCAAGTAGATTGTAGTGGAGGCAATCTGCTTGCTGCGCTCGCCGAACGTTGGCATTGGAAGATTGCATGCCTCTACCAACACCCGGTTGAGTGTCACACCGCCTATGTCTGGCATCTTGTCGATAGCCCACATGTGGCTGAGCCACGGCTCATACTCACCACTGGAATACTCTTCAAGTTCGTCGAGCGTGATCATTGCGGCACACCGACCATGAGCACAGCAGTGGTTGCCTTGCTCTTGGTTGCGGGTACTACGTGGGCGCCGACCAGATAGTCACGGCCCGCCATTGCGGTAAGCAGCAACTTCTCTGCAAACTTGATCCAGTCTTCGTCAGACTTGAGTGACTCGCGGAACGACGTTGACGCATCGTAGTAGTAGATGGTGCTGTCGGTCCGAACGTCCTCACCCTTGCGCATGTAGGTGATGGAGCGTGGCTTGTGGAAAGGTTGCTTGCGGATCAGCGCCAGCACATCCTTGGCCCCTGCACCTGCTACTGCGCGCGGCGGCTCTTCTTTCTCTTCGGGGATCTCGTCCCCAGTCTCGATGAGGTTGCCACGTAGCCTAGTGTTATTTACAGCTTTGCCCTTCACCCGCCCCTTGTACGGCTTGCTTCGCCCCATGAGGGAACGCGCCGTCTTCGGGTCGGCTTCGAATACCACGCTCGGGTCTGAGTCATGCACGACGAAGATGCGACCTTTGCCTGCAACGTGCACGCCGTAACGCTCGTTGACATCGACAGATACGTGGTATTCTTTGTTTTCCAGCATCACCCCACGCACACCCTTGAAGATGAACCACTCGTACTCGTTGTACGGGGGCAACTTAGGGAGACGTGCGGAAACACTCAAATTCATGAGCATGGATCCTCCAAAGGGGGCACAAGGCCCCCTTAACTGGATTACAAGTGCCGTTAGGCAGTATCGTCGTCGTCCACGGTGTAGTCGAATTTGAAATCGACGGAACACGGGATGGCTTGGGCAGCACCACTGAACTGATAATCAGGCACTTGGCTAGGCCACACGCCGCGAATCTCGGTGGTATCCACGACAGCGCCAGTCTGGTCGAGGATGTTCATAGTAGCGGTGGCCGCGTACTCTTTCTTGAACTTCCCGGTGCCCTTGCTGGTACTGCGCATGATCTGGGACCACTTACGCAGCAGCTTGAGGATCTTGGCTTCGTGGTTCTCGTTCAACTCGAGCTGGAAACTACCGCTCCAAGTTTTCCGGCCAGCGTAACGGAGTTGGTAACCGAACGCTTCCTTCATGACTTCTTCGATAGTGACGCCCGGCAGCACAGCGGTCTTGACGTGGATACGCAGAGACTTCGCGCCATCCAGCCCGCCCGGCATCCCAGAGAAGATGATCTCAAAGTTGTCATCCAGCATGGGGTCGCCAGTGGATTCGAACTCGTCGAGAGTTACTTTGTTGCTCATGACAACTCCTTATTGGTTAACCCAGTTGGGCTTTGGCTGCCTTCACGGCTTCGGCAGAAACCTTGATGCCTGCCTTTTTCAGGCCCTTCACAACACCTTCCAAGGTCATCGGCAGGGAGTTGATGATACCCCAGTGCTCATACTGTGAGCCCATGAAGGAACGCGGGCTGCCTGAGAGGTACAGACCGCTGGAAGACACGCCCATGGAGATCATCTTCCATGCCTTGCACTTGCCCGGAGCGATCTCGCCCGTTGCTGCGATTGCCTGCGGCATTCCCATGTGAGTGAATCGCTTGATGGTCACCTTCAAGTCTTCGTGACCAAGGGCAGTAACGATCTTGTTCCACTGGGAACGCGCGGCATTCGGGATGTCGCGCGTGGCGTTAGCGCGCGCACGGTCATAGGCTTGCTGGTTGATGCCCGCAGTGGGGGCTTTGCCGGAAGCAGACTGCGATTTGGTAGCGCCAGCCTTCTTGGCCTTGAGGAATGCCGCGCGCGTGCAGTGACGAACTACGAGGAAGCCCGCACCCGGTACGTTCAGATACAGGGCAGGCTTGCCACGCTCCGGGGTGAACTCGAACAGCGCAGCTTCTTTCAGCTTGTCCGCGCCAGTCAGCACGGATTTCAGCACCTTCATGGAGCCTTGGTAATCAGCGACCTCGGCGGCGTTGTTGTCCGCAGTGATCTTGGTGGCCTTGGCCTTGGTGCCTTCCATGCCCTTCATGTGGGTGGCGACCGCAGCGATCAGGTCACGTTGCAGTACCTTGGCTTCCTTGTCCAGAATCTGGGCATGATATACCGGGAACAGGACGGTGTACATGTCGCTCAGGGTCTTGCGCTGGCTGACACGAAACGCACGCTTACGCAGGTAGGTAGCGTCTTGGTTCTTGTTCTTGACCGCGCTGAAATTCTCGGTCTTGGCGCTCTTGCGGACTACGTAGTAGCCGACAGGTTGCAGCGCCTTCTCGATCTGACGCGGAGTACGTACGCCCTCGATCTTACCCAGCACGCGTGCGGCGACAGCGTCACCTTTGGCGTGAGCTTTGCGGAAGCGCTCGGCGGCAGCTTCTACCTTCTTGCCCGCAGTGGTGGCTTTGCCGAGGTTCAGATGCTTGTCGGCATCCAGATAGTCGGCTACTGCGGAGGTGGAGGCGATGCGGGGAACGCCTGAGATGCTCAGTTTGATAGATGCCATGTTTATACCTGTCCACGTTCGATAAGGGAGACAACCGCCTTAACCTGACCAGTCGATGCGACGTTGAGGTTGAGGTGGATACGTTTGGTGTAGCGCGTCGGGTCGAGGAAGATGTCCACGAACAGATCACCGTTGGCCGAGCTGGCGTCAGTGTTGTTGCGGGTGTCCACGATAACGTCGAACCACTCGAGGCCGCGATTGTTCTGCACGGGTTGCAGAATATCGTCGGTCAGCTCGCGGCGCAGGTTGGTGCGCAGCAGCGTGGAGTCGTTCTGGAAGTTGTAACGCAGGAACGAGCTACGAGAACTACGGGTAAGGATTGCCAGCAGACGGCGAACACCGATGTCATCCAGTGCGCTGTTCGTGCCGTTGGTGGTATCCGCATTCCACATGTAGATGCCGACCGGATCGTTGGGCTCGGACGGGTTCTTGAAGTGGATGGGGAAGTTGATCTGGTTGTCGTTGAGTGCATCGCGGAAGTCGAGGTCGTTGGGCACGCGCAGGCGAGTACCCCACGGCAGACCACCACGATTCAGACCAGCAGGGGCCAACCAGCCGAACGACTTGTCACACTCCAACATAGCGTACGTCTGTGCAACGGAGCAGGGCATCCACATGTAGCGGGCCATGGCTTCGGAGAAGTATTCAATGTCGTTGGTGTTCAGCGCGGTGTAGCTGCTGCTGAGATTCCAGCCCATGCCGTCGAGTTCGAGGCGTCCGCGACGATACGCGATTGCGTTGGCGTACTCTTGCCACTTCACCGGAACGTTGTTCGAGCTGATGGAGTCTTGGCGGTCTGCAACGATCTCATCGAGCAGTGCAGCAATTGCCGGGTGAGACAAGCCGCCATCGCACGCGATACCAAGGTCGATGGTTTCCCAGTCGCGATAGTTCTCCCAACCTTCCATGACCAGAGACAGGGAACGGTTGCGAATGTCTTCGTCAGCGTGGTAGATGTCAATCTCCGCGCCGTCGTCGCCGTGCAGCAACTGGCCGTGCGGTGCGTTCATGGCGTTGGGGTCACGAGGACCGCCGCCAGCAGCATTGACCGCAGGATACGCCGGATCATCTTTCAGCTTGAAGTGCGTAGGGTTGACAAACACCATCACCGGACAGGTGCGGTCGTTGTTGACGCGCTCTTCGATGAAGAGTTGGTTGTTGTCGTCATCGGTCTTGTAGCGCAGAGTGGCACCAGTCCAAGAGCGAATGGGGCTACGGAAGCCTACCTCGAACAGGTAGAGGTTGAATGCCTCGC